TGGGGCAGGATTTGCTCATATTTCTCATAGCCGTTATCCCTCAGCCAGCCCACATACCAGTCCAGACCTACGCCATGATTCTCGATGCAGTCAATAAGTCGGACTTCTTTCCCTGCCAGTTGAGCAACCCATATCGCAGTCGAATCACCCATACCCAAATCCCAAGCAGCGTAGCTACGGCACAGACTATCGTTAGGAAAGTCGCTAATACGACCATTGCTCTCAAGATCGTTAATGAGCTTGCCATAGTAAGACCCCTCAACCGCTGCGTTAAAGGAACACTCGAACTCTTGGTTATACCTGTCCTCACCCATCTCTCGATAGGCTGCTTTCAGTTCCTCGTTAGGCAATACGCCTGTTTGACTAGCCTTAAACTCTAGGAAATGCCAGCCTTCCTCAGACTTGGCTCTATCCGCTAGTTCAGCGAAATGGTTAGCGCCTTTAGGAGTGCCAATGAAACAAGCCCACCCACGACGGTCGGCAAGAGCAGGTCGGATGATTTCGTTCCAAATACGTGGGTTCTGATCGCCAACTTCGTCGATAACCACGCCATCAAAATACTGACCCCTAAGACTGTCAGGATTATCAGACCCATATAGACTAACCCTACGCCCATAAAAATCAGCACGTAACTCAGAGACATTGTAGGTAGCTCCTAGTGGTCTGGTGTACTTCTGTAGGTAATCCCACGCTACTCGCTTGGCTTGCCCGTAAGTAGGCGCAATGTAGGCAAATCGTGGGTCTGGCTTGTCGCACTCGATAGCGGACTTGATGAGATGATTGATTGCGCTAACAGTCTTTCCCATACGACGATGGGCAACCACCACAGTAAAACGATGCTGCTCAATGGCATCATGTATCTCTAGCTGCTGAGATCGTGGCTCGTACTCAATGACGATCTCGGTCATGCAGTCTCTTGATACCCACAGCGTAGGCACTTGCTCTTGACCAGAAATGCGCTGCACATAGGGCAGTTTGTCGGCGTGTAACTCATTTCTTTCCACCCCACTTGATAACCATCTCTTGAGCTTCCCCGTCCTTACCTGTCACCTCTGTCCTAGCCAGCTTAGGTATATGGTACTCAGATAGCTTGTTCATTAGGTCTAGTGCCTTATACGGGTCTTCTGCTGCGACCTCGTTTAGCCACTTGTCCATGTTAGGCGCATTACGCTCTAGTAGATTAGCAATAGCCTCTCTAACAATCGCTGTGGACTTATTAGGCACTCCCTTAGGTCTACCCGGACCTGCTAGTCCTTCTCCGATTTTTGGCGTTTCTTTAACGTTATTTGTTCCCATTTGTGCATTATCCTTTGGATGTCATGCTTACTTCTTTGGTTTCTTCTCTTGCTTAACTTCTAACAATCCTGTTCCTACTGGAGCCGCTACAAACATCTCTTTACCAAACCTTTGCATCAGACTAGCACGTTCCTCTGGAGTTGCGTATTCGTAAACATCTCTGATACCTCTTTGCTGAAGAATATCTCTAGCATTTTGAGGCGTATCTTTAGGAATAATTGCTCCTCGGAATTCTTCCAGCTTTACAGCCCTCTGTGGCTTAATCTCAAAGAACTCTGATGGCATACCCTTAAACGAGTTTAGGAACGCTCTTATGTCTGCCTTTAGTGCATCTGGAGCCGCTTCATACTGCCGATCCAAAACATTCATATTCTTTGTCTGAGCTATCTCTAACAAAGCATCATCAGCATCGTACTTTGGATTAAGTTGCTTCAATCTTCCAGTCAAATCAGCATAAGCTGCGCTAGTCTGATCCTTAATTTTCCCCATTGTTTTGTTATCAGTTAGCAAACCTCTACTCTCTTGTATCTCTGATAACTTTCTAAATTTCGGGCTAACTGCTGCTCTGATATTACCAGCACCATAATGCCAGTTTTCTGTAGCAGCACCACCTTTCATTTCTTTAACGATGTTATCTAATGTTGCTTCTTGATAACGTCTTTTACCTGAATATGTGTATCCCTTAAATAGCTTTTCAGTAGGAACAGCACCAGATTCAGCTAATCTATTTTCAAAATTGGCTAACCAGTTGTTGTACTCATTAAATTGCTTACCTACTCTTGTACGGATTTCCGAACCAAATTCCCAATCACTTTTGAATTGTGACTTCTCTGGCAACATTCCTTTTTCCTCAAGGAATTTTGACTGAAACAATGTTGAATAATCTCTATCACGCCAATTCTGCATGACTTCACCAACATCATATTCATAGCTTTTTGGTACTTTATCTTTTAATGTCGCAAACTGATTTTGGAAAGCGTTACCTGCTTTTTTATCAAATTGATAATCTATTCCGGGAAACCGCTTTGTATAAGCATCAGCCCGATAAACTGGATTCTTCGCACTAGGGATAGCAAACTCTTTAGGTGCAATCAAAGTAATATCGCCAAATCCTTCATATGGCACAGAAGTCTTACCAACACCTAACGACGGTACTGGTAAGCCACCTAATTTGTTAGCAGCCTGTAAATTCTTTGCAGAAAGGTTGTGCATTACAACCAATTCCTCACCGGCAGGAACGTTAGGCACAAATTCTGACATTTGCGGCTGTGCTTCAGCCATCAAGCCCGATCCAACTTTAGGAGTCTTAATGCTGCTCTGGAACTGAGCCAGATCAAATAACTTTTGATAGTACGGAGTCTGCGTTATATCTCCACCAGCTTGCTGAACAGCACGATACTGCTGCTCCTCTGCCTTAGTAGGCAAATATCTAGCCGTGGTCTGAGTCAACCATTCCTGCGGATTGTCAGCCAACAACCCAACACTAGACTTCGCAGCCTGTTTTCGCTGGTCTATCCAGTTCGTCAATCCTGATAACAATCCGTCAGCCATAGATAGCCTCGTACACATCCGGTCTGTGAGCCTTAATCCAATCTCTCGGCTCCTCATGGCATTTCTTGTAGTCCATCCCTACTGTCTGTGATCCAGCATGATGAACATACGCCCTGCTTACGAAATGCCTGTAACCCGCTTCTTGCAGGTCATGGCAGATTATATTATCTGAATACCAATTCGTGCTAGGAAACTTGGCTACCTTCCAAGCCTCTCTCGTTATGGTGGCAAATATTGGTGCTATGACCTGAGTTTCCTTGATCTGACCCTCACTAGCCCAATACAATCCTTGCTGCCTATCGTCATGTACCGGAAACCTAATGTTCTGGTCTGGCAACACGTAGTCGCTTCTTGCACCTAAGAAGCCTATCTTCTGTCCGTTTTCCTCAAGAATCCGTTTATCCTCACCCAATAACTCGATTGTTTGCGGATTCAGAACGACATCATCGTTAGCAACAATCAATGAATCGACTGCGACCCTTCCAAAAACATCGCTGATGGCTTCATTATATGAGTCTCCAAAATTTCTACCAGTATTGGATCGGACGATAACATTGGGCAAGATTCGTCGGAATCTCTCTCCTCTGGCAATGTCAACGCTATAAACGTAAATCGGGGTGGTAGGTGCATATACCTTGATGCTCTCCAGCAATACCGAGATGCCCGGATTGCTTACATGACAAATGACTATGGCTTGCATAAAACGACTCTCATGCTATCTACAGCCCTCGGAGTCCTAATTACTTCATCGTCTGGTTGTCTAGTTATTAACTTCTGACCTAGTTCTGACAGGTCAAACGCCAATTCCTTGAGCTTAAATCCTTTTTCCCAACCTAGATACCAAGCCCAATCGGTGTAGTACAACCAGCTATTCTCGTTAAACGCTCGTACATGAGTCGGGTCTTGCCATGCCCCTAAACTCAGGTCATAAGGTACGCTAATATGAAACTCACCACCAGACTTCAGTAAGTCATAGCAGTTTTTCATCGCAGAAACTAAGTCAGGGATATGCTCTAAGACATCGTTAGCAATGATCTTCTCGAACATCTCAGGCTGTATCGTCATCGATCCCCATCGGGTATCAATCTTAGCCCCGAAATGCACCTTAGAAATATCTACCCACCAATCCGGGTTAGTCCTCTGCTGAATATCGGCATTGACGCAATCCTCTCGCCAATCCTTACCAGAGCCTAAATTAAGCGTTACAGGCTGCAATTAGCTCCTCCACCTTGTCTGAACACAGTAACGGAATTAAATCGCGTATACGCTCGTCTGGTAGCTCCCACCAAGGTTTCTTTAGGAGCCTTTCTATCTGGCTCAACGTAAACCGGAGCTTGATAACCTTAGCCGGATTCCCACCGACTATTGCATAAGGAGGAACATCTTTCGTTACGACGGATTTCGCAGCAACAACAGCGCCATCGCCTATCGTTACCCCTGACATAATCGTGCAGCCCGATCCTAGCCAGACATCATTCCCGATAACAACATCGCCCTTAGTAGCTGGATGTCCTTGACCATGATGCGGAAATTCTTCTTCATGGATATGCCCGAAAGGGTAAGTCGTTATCCAGTCTACCCTGTGGTTTCCACCGATAAATATCTCGACGTTATCGCCAATCGAGCAAAATGACCCTATCCTTACGTCTGCACCCTCTCCCCAATCTCGGACTCGGATGTTCTCCAGACCATAGGTGTACCGCATTACTTATTTTTATTTCGCGATGAAATGGCTTTAGCCTTTGCCTTAGCATCAGCCTTAGAACTGGCTCCCCATGCCTTTAGGCTCAGGAGTAACCGAGTAGGCTCACCATTAGGCTTGCGTTCTGGCCCCGGCATATTGCCCATACGGGCTAGGAAACTGGCTCGACGAGGATTATCCCCCGACTTCACAGGAGCCTTTAGGTTAGAACCGGGATTAGCAGCTTCGTAAGACTTGCGACCTTTTTCGTTAAGACCGCCCTTCTTGTTCTTACCCTCAGAACGCTGCCAAGCCTCAGTCTTTGCCATTTTTACCCTTCTTTTTGCCCATAGGGATTTTGATTTCAATCTCTATCTCATTAACACCGTTCTTTTTCTTCTCTTTCTCGTCCTCAAGATACTGCTTTAGCAATTCCTTGTCGGACATCTTCTTCCCGTTCTTCATCATTTCTTCTTCCCCTTAGCAGTTTTAGCCGCTTCTTTGAAAGCCTTAGCAGTAGGCGCACCCTTAGTTCCCGGCTTACGCATATTCTCGCCAGAACCCTCGGCTATACGCTCACGCTTTTTTTGGATATTACTGTAGAGTCCGGGCTTCATTTCTTACCCTTCTTAGCCATACCCGCCTCGCTAAGAGCGATAGCTACGGCTTGTTTAGGATTCTTAACTACTGGCCCACCCTTACCGCTATGGAGAGTGCCTTCTTTGTACTCACCCATAACCTTGCCGACCTTCTTTTGCGCCTTAGACATCTTTTTCATTTAGCAACTCCATCAGTTCGTCCTGAAGCTCTGCCTCAGTCACACCATATCGACGTTCAAAAGCCTTACGACCTAACCCATGATAGCCAGTATTTCCTCGATGATGCTCAGGACATAAAGGCAAAACATTGTCGTGAGAGTTCCGAACTCCCATTCCTAGCCCCATACCTCGTACATGGTGAATCTCTGCTGGAGTGCCGGAATAACCATTTTTATAACAGATTATGCACCCAAAGTCAGCCACTTTAGCTAGGTATTTTCTGTCGCTTTTTCTCATCGATTCGCTTGGCTCTCTCAGGATCGTAGTCAGCCATATTATCCACCTCATCGCAGCTAGGGCAGTAATACATACTCTCGCCACTTACCGCACAATGACCGCCGGGAATCTCTACCCAATCATCAACGTAGCCACAAGCACAGCATTGCGCCAAATCTGAATCATCTATCTCGTTCATATTTCCTCCTATTGAGTAATGCGGTCTAATGACCTATTGCTGGCTTCCTGAGTACGGTACACATCGATCCTAGCCTGTGCTGCTACCAGCATCCATCTAAGCCCTTCAGCCTTCTCTACAGCCTCTTTAAGCCCATCTAGCACCGCTAAGTAATCTGGATGGCTATATGCCTGATTCTCCCGATCCGCTACGGTATTGCCTATAGCCGAACTGAATAACATGGCTTTCTTGCTCTTACGAAACTCCTCCAGATAAGTCACCTCAGCCTTAGCTTGAGCATAGGCTTTGGCGTTCTTAATCATGTAGTTGATTGCTTCGTGAGGATCGATTGAGTTCATATTAGAAACCGGGGTTTCCCCCGGTGTTATTAGTAATTAGTTATGTGAAAAACCATAACGATTTAATGCTTTAATGGCATCATTTTTTGAGTCCTCAATGCCATACACAAAAGCACCATCATCCCAACGAAGCTCCCAACGGAAGCAGTCAGCAAATGAAACCATTACTGCTGTGTCAGCAGTATAAAAGTTGCGACCTAGTGATTTTTCGTTACCGTTCATGTTTAGCTCCTAGTTAATTAATATTGTGCTGCTGTGAAGTAACTATAGCTAAACTGATTCCAGACTGCAACATAAATATTTCTATCAAGAATCATTCATCAATAGTTTCAGAACAAGCAACTCTTACAGCCTTAACCGCAGCCTGTGGGTTAGAAACTACTGCTACCTGACCTCGCCATGTTTGATGCCAGATAACCTGATCCAATGTTAGCTTGGCTTTCTCATCTTTCTTTATTTCTAACAAAATGTTCTTGCCACGATAGCCCACCAGAATATCCGGACAGCCTTGACCGACTCCATGCAAGTGCTGGACATCCATGCCTACTCGCCTGAGTTCCTTGACGATCTGCGTCTGGTTTGTGTCCACCTTCTTATAGACCACGCCAATCCCCTTTCTTGCCTCGGTTCCCTAAACCCCATTGTTGCTTACAGTCAGCCTCTAGCTGGTCAGCAGCTTGATGCCCACGTTTCTGCCTAACAACACTCAGATACTTTAAGGCTGAATCCCTGTCTGCTGCTCTCCACGCCAGTACAGCCCTGACTTCACATTGATGCCTGTATTCCTCAGTCTCTAAAACGTCCATTGTTGTCAAAGTCCATTGGTCTTGATCCTGCCGATTCCACAAACTGCTGGCTTGCTGTGTGATACCAGAGTTGATACCACTCCTGAGCCTCTCCGTTACGCTGCTTCTCGTTCATTAAGAACGTATCGCCCTGTGATTCGTCCACAGTCTCGCCACGGTTTCGCTGGTTTTCCTTCTTTTTGTTGCGCCACACAAGAAAGACGTTATCCACCTGATCGCTAATGGAACCAGAGCCTTTCAAGTCATTCTTGTTCGGCGTAACCTCGTCTGAAGCCTGTTTCCGAATATGGTGAACTAGGTGAACATGAACGTTATGATCCCTAGCCAATGCCGTTAGCTCATCGATAAAGTTCTTTTGTCCATTAAAGTCATCCTCGTTCTTGACGCATTTCATCAAGGAATCGATAAAAATGTGCTGAACTCCTAGTTCCATCGCGCAATATCTCGCCATAGCAATAACCTTGTCAGGGCTAGTCGTTCCCTGCTGGTCGTAAAGGTATAAGGAATCAGCCGTGTACTTCTCTAATCTTCCTAGAAGTTTAGTGATGTAAGCCTCTCTATCGGACGCTAACGGATCATCTACATACTCACCAGCAAACTGTCGCAACATCCTCTCTAACGTCTTTTGCGGCTTCATCTCAAACGACGCCATGCAAACCTTCTGACCCTGTTTCACTAGGTGCAGAGCTATTTGTCCGGTCAACAGCGACTTACCACCACCGTTGGAACCAGCATAAACCGTCACCTCTCCGGGTCTAAACGCAAAAGAATCGTGCGTTTTACTCCAAGGCAGTAGGATTTTTGTATCTCTAGACTCGTTTAGATAGCTTTCCTTAATTGAATCTAGGAAGTCTCTAGCCTGTTTGACCTTTATCGTTACGTCGTTTGAATGTAGATATTTCTCTACATCAATCGAGTCAGACTTGATTATCCTCAATCTCCTCGCCTCGTCTAACTCCGCTGCTCTTTGCTCCAGACTCATCTTGTCTCCCTAGCTCGTAAAGCCTGTTAAGTGAAAAAACGCTACCAACCCAAAACCCCGGTACTACTTCGCTAAAGCCTAACTCAACTAACTTCGATTCCGTCATAAATATCCTATTGCTTCGTTAATTCGCGTAAAAGCCGTTTTAAGCCGTTTTTTATCGGTGTCTGATACCTGCCTACCCTCAGCCATATCAAACGCCGCTATGCCCGTAATAAGTGCCTCAAAATGGATTATTTTAAGCAAGTCTGTGGCATAGAAAGGTCGCTTGACTGGTTTATTGGTTTCGCTAGGCATAAAAGATTGATCTTTAGGAAACAGATCAGTCAAGTCCATGCCGACTGCTGAAACCACTTCGTATGCGCTACAACCAGCAAAGCACTTCAGCAAAATGCGTCCGTCATCAGTTTCGGTAATCGCTAGGCTAGGACGCTTATCCTCATGCGCTGGACAACAGGCTACCCAATGACCACGCTTGCCTTGGACTTTTTCGAGCTTGTTTAAGAATTCACCAATCATAAGATTCTCTTTCCAAAAGGAAAATTAGTTGTATTGGAGACCGTAGTTTCGTCATTCCAACGTTGAGCATTGAGCCATGACGCAGGATGCGGAATAAACTGCTGTTCCCTAGACGCAAGATTCTGGTTAGAAATTGCTGAGATGATTGTTTTCGTTAAAGCATCATCAGGCTTAAGTTTTAACCAAGCCTTGAGTGCATTAGGTTTTGCTACCTTACGAGGATAGTGTTTCCAGAAATCATCAAATCGATCAATATATTCTTTATTATTGGTTATTGGTTTATTGGTTGCGATCTGATCTGGTTCTGAAACGGTATCCATTTTGGATTGCCAACGTATCTGATTCGCAGTCTTAGCACGATCTGATTTCAGACGAAATTTTGCTATTTCAGCATCACATCTTCTCTGATTCCAGACACCATTCTCTAACGTAAAAAAGCCTTTGAGGATTTGCTTAACGTCCTCAATAGACGCGCCAATCTTAAAAGCTAGGTATTCAGGATCGTCAGGTAGTGGAGCCTCTGTGTCGTAATACATCCACAGAAGTTTCAAATATGAAAAGGCATTTGCCTGAGATAGTGACGATGTGTCACGCAGGAAATCACCTATATGGTGTTGGTAGTAGTGCATATCTTTGCCTTTCTCGTGTGGTAATCAACCACGGCAATCTCACAAATTAGGTGGGTCAGGCAGGACGGTGAGAAATCGTCTTTTCGAGAGCTACTCTAGCCATTCCCTATGAACTATACCTTTACGTTACGCAGTTGGCAAATCTTACATAGCTGGCTATCAACGAACTGAGCTAACGATCTAGTCCGTTTACAAGCCGGACACAGCTTAGTGCCAAAGTTATAAGTCGTTTCCGTTCCACGTGAATCGGACTTTCGACGCAAGGGTTTTGAAGGGTCTATTTCCAATGGGTTGACCTCTAGGGCTAGTTTTAGGCAAAAATCTTTGTACTTCTTGTTTAGGTTGCTCTTTTGGTAAGTCTTTTTTCTTAACCATCATTGTGCCAGAGTTAGAGTGTTTCATAATAGAATGTTTCTATTGGGATATGGATTCCTATTAGAAATGTTTTTACACACAAATCTTGAATCGGTTTAGTATTTCGGAACTGCAACTAGGAGATTAAATTATGGATAAGCAGGGTTACGAGCAGTTCTTAATCGGTACGCTACAAGACGGGTTTCCCGGCGAGTTGACTGCCTGTTTCAAAGATACATTAAAACAGTCACGCGAGGAACGGTTAGAGGAAGAACTTTGCATCCTCCTTGAGACTTGCGCTGTGTTCCAGTCCGATCCACTAAAGTTGCAAGCAGCTATCCGTCGCAACATGGTCGGTATCGTCAACAGACTGGTTAAAGAATCTACACTTCCTGAATATGTCGAAACTCAGGAAGATATTGATAGAGATCGTGGTGACTGGCTCTATCAGGAAATGAAAGACAGAGAAGCGGAGGGAAGATGAACCCTAGCCGTACAGAAATCGATAACTGGCAGCTTGCTGAAATAGTCTATGCTTTGCGTCTATTAATTGATAGAGTAGAACGCAGAACAGCATCGGATGAAGATAAACAAATTGTCTACATGGCTTATCGTGCGTTAGAGAATACTCCACACGTTATTAAGCAGATCGTAGACGAACTAGAGAGAGGCAACCAATGAAAAAGCTATTCAATCCAGACGATAAACTGGCAGACTTTATCGACCGTCATGCTGGTGCTGTGTTAGCTGGTATGCTGTTACTAGCGTTACTAATGGACAGCTTTGCATGAAGAAAACATTCCCTTGTATCTTAGACAAAGATTTTAAATATGTTCCGTCAGGCAAAACGAACATTCGCAAGACTTTCGACCGTATTCGCAAAGAGCAAAAGGAGGCTTCAACGATACAAACTACTACGCAAACACAATCTCACAATATCATTTTCAATAAGAAATTCGCTAAAGGATAATTAATATGAACTTAGATAATCGGCAACAAGAGCAAGACGAACATCAGCAATGGATCGTTTACCAGAAGCTACAGACAGCTAGGGTCAAGCTACAGAATGTAGAACTCAAGAAGTCTGGACATAACAAGTTTGCTGGCTATAAGTATTTCGAGCTATCAGACTTCCTGCCTACCGTTAATAGCATTTTCTTTGAGCTAGGTTTGGCACATACGCTAGAGTTCTCTGACACTATGGCTACGATGTACGTCATTGATACAGAAAACGGTGGTCATGCAAAGTTTACTTGCCCTATGGCTAATGCTGAACTTAAAGGCTGTCATCCAGTACAGAACCTCGGAGCCTCGATAACGTATATCACTCGCTACCTGCTGGTTATGGCTCTGGCTATCTGTGAACACGATGCCCTAGACGCTACGACTGGTGCTGATGAGCCTCGTTCTGCAAAGCCGATCACTAAGTCGGTATTCGATACGTTAGACGAACAATCTCAGAACGAGATTAAGAGCTATGCAGCCGACATCATCATGATGATTCATAAGGATCGGGTCGGAGAAGCAGTCGAGTACATCAATAGTCTGGAGCTAGATGCTGACTGGAAAACAGCACTCTGGAGCCAGTTGGATAGCAAGCAACGATCAGCAATTAAAAAATTCGCTCAAGGATAATCATGGAATACGACAATACAAACAAAGGCACTTTAGGCAAGAACCATAACAAGAAGTCTGATACGCATCCTGACTACTCAGGACAGATCAACATTGATGGAACTGATTACTGGCTATCAGGCTGGCTTAAAGAGTCTAAGAAAGACGGTAGCAAGTTCTTCTCTTTAGCGGTAAAGGCTAAAGATTCAAAGCCTAGTAAGGCTAAACAAAAGCCTGATTTCCAAGAAGATGATTTAGGCTCAGTACCTTTCTAAAGGGGAAACTATGAAATACCTAATCGCACTTTGGCTAACAGTTGCAGCACCTATGGTCTATGCTGCTTGCACGACTCATAGTTACTACTACGATGGTAGATACGTTACTTGTACAACTTGTTGCTATGGTGGCAACTGCAACACTAGCTGTTTTTAACCTACGGGGAAAAGCAGATGCCAGCTTTTCGATTGTAAGATCGTCAAGGATAGAACTGGTGTAGCGAGTACCCCACCTTTTCCCGCCTAGCTGTGAGTGGCGGCAATAACTCCAGCAGCATACGCAATGACTCCTTTACGTGTTTGCTCCCTCGTTGTGAGTATGCCGATTAACCGCCGTAAGCGGTCAACTAACCGAGGAATCCATGAAACTACTAGACTTTTTAAAGAAGCAATTTGACATTAAGAATGACCGACAACTGGCCCTGACTATGGGTGTTCGTGCGCCAGCAATCAGCAAGATTCGTAACGGACACACCACGATTACCGCTGATTTCATTCTTAAAGTGCATGAGACTTTCGATATTCCTATCAAAGAGATTAAGGCAATGATATGAGTTACGAACAGACTGAACTACTGGTAGTCCGTTGGGGGGAAGCCAGAGGCATTATCCAGAACTCAGATAGCAAGACGCAGTTACTCAAGGCTTTTAGCGAAATGGGGGAACTAGCTGATGCAATTACCAAACGAGATCGTGACGCAATTATCGATGGACTTGGGGATATTCTTGTATGCCTCACTATGGTTGCTGCTATTGAAGATGTCGATCTGAAACAATGCTTCCTGTCAGCTTACGAACAGATTAAAGATAGAAAGGGCTATCTCAATGCCACAGGAGTATTCGTCAAAGATGCTTGAAGAACTCCAGAAGGTTATAGCTATGGTCAATACATGGTGGGCTAAGTCTATGGTCGCTATTGTTTTAGCCGTAATTGGTTATAACGTAGGAGCAATCCAGACCGAGATACGGATAGCGTCAGATTGTAAGTTTGCTAACGCTTTTAGAGTAGATATTCAGGCATTTAGTTGCCAGAGAAAACTATGACCAAGGATGAAATTAACGAACTAATAACAGAGGCAGAATTAGATGGGTATTTTGCTCTTTGCCCAACACTTTCAGATATAGATGATTTTGTAAATTGCCTAGAAAAGTTCGCTAAACTTGTAGCTTCTGCTGAACGAGAGGCTTGCATAAAAAATATAAGTAACATTCTTCATGGACAAGAAGGATGTCTAAGAGCCATACATATTATTAGAGCAAGGGATTAACAATGGGCAGACCTAGAAAGAATCCAGACGATCCTAAGTGGCAGGAACCTAAACCGACTGCGAAAGATTACGACTGGCAATTATTCTTTGCAGCGGCTCTAGGAGGCTTAATCGCTAAGGGCGGTCTATCCTATGACCAGTTGATAAAAACGGCTTCACAGATCGCTACAGAGGCTCAGGACTCACTTTCTGAGTGAATCGTACTGTGCATAACATTGGGCTAAAGCTACCCTAAGATTATCAGCCTCTAGTGCTACTTTGACAAAATCTTCTGCACTTTCTCGATAAAGCTGTCTTGGGGTACATCCACTTTGTCCAGCACCGGAGGAACCGGACACGGCACTTGCTTGGGTGGAGATGGACGGACGCTGCTGCAAGCTGTTAGTGAGAGCAGTAGCCCTAGCGTTAAGATTCTTAATTTCAACATCCTTCTCTCTCCTTAGCTGGTCTGCGTTTGCCTGTAGCTCCTGTTCCTTCTTCCTAGCCGCTTCCTGACCCTTGGCATACTCCGCATATTGAGCAGCTTTTTCCTTATCCCATGCCTGTTGCACCTGCGCCTTACCATGCTCTGAACCCTGAAAATATCCTCCTGCTGCTGCGAGGATAATGGCAATAAGGGAACCGGAAATAAACCAAGGATTCATTTAGGTGGAACTTTAGTCGCGTCTAGCTTCTTGTGGACTTTAACCTCACGGCAGACCTGAACCTCTTTACCCTTACGATCCTTCTCAGCGTGACAGACCTTCTTAGTCTCTGCTGCATGAATCTGGAACACTAAGACAGAACTTAGCAAAACAGTAGCAGCCATGCGTAGGTAGATAATCATGAAATCTCCGGGTGTGGTGGTTGTTCAGGAGCAGCTTTGCCGTTATACCCTGCTAGTTGTGACGAAATAGGCTGTATCGTCGGTTCCATGCGTACTGGTGCATGAGTCGGTGCTTTAGGTGGTGGTGGTTGAGGCGTATCTGAACGCTCCTCTTTAGTCGATAGTCCGGGTGGAGTGAACTGAGGCAGAGCATCCTTACCCTTGACCGCTAGTAAAGTAGCCAATGATCCGAGAATGTACTTCGACATATCGGACAGTATCAGGAAGAACTGCTTATCAGCAGGAGCCATGCCATTCATAGGCTGTGTCACAAATACAACACTATAGAGTGACACTCCGACCATGATAATGACCGTACAACAGAAAGTTACAGCGATACAGAATTTAATTACTGCATCGTGTTGTTCCTGCGTCATTGCAAGAAACTGGCTGACTAATTTTAGGGGATTCATCCTTAACTTCCTCTGGTTTCATTAGCTGGTCTGGACAAGTTCCGGTAACAGCGCAATAGGGTCTTTTGCATTGCTTAGTTTCCCAATTGTCAGGGTCGCTACAAGGATAACGGAACCTATCGCATCCAAACAGACTAAGCACCAAGCAAACGTAAAGCACGCGCATACTGAGCCTCTCTATCTTCCATTCCCTTGTAACCACCGTTAATCACCCTAGTCATGCCTTTAAGATCGCCTGAGTCTGCAAACCTATTAAGTTTATTAGTTTCCCAAAACCAGCAAGCAGACTGACCAGCACCTTCGAACGTCTGTGTATATTCTGAGGCTTGTTCAGGAGTCATCTCTAAGGAAGCAGCAAACCAGAAATAATTATCCTTGCCTGTTAGCTGGATCAATCCTCGGCCCTTATACCTAGCACCATCTCCAGAAGCCTCATCACCGTTACCCATACGATTCGCATAGACGTAGTTAGCTATCTTGTCCGGCTGTTTAGCGTAGGACTTAGCCTGTGAATCTGTTTGGAAATACTTAGGAAAGACTTTAAGAAGTCCTGAAGCACTATAGTTCAGGTTCTCCGTTAGCCAGACAAATCCACCTGATTCATGGTGGCATTGGGCTAGGAAAGCAGCTATTCGTTGCGGAGTCGTAATCTCGTATTCTTCAAGGAGTGACTTACCACCTAACTCTGTCTGTGAACTAAACAGAGCTTCATACCAATGATCTGAATACTTAGAGTGAGGAATAAACGCTCTGAAGGCTTTTCTATCGACCATACATCCGTTCCTCTAGGATTTCTCGTCTTAACTCTTTCATCTTCTTGACTTCAGTAACCGCAGCCTGTGTTGCATAATACATATCGTAGTACATAAACGCTAGGACAGGCATGATGATGAAGAACATTAACAAAACTGCCATCACCACCGTTATCAAAGACCAAGGTACATCCTCTGACTCACGCTTTTCGTTACTAGCCACATTATTCCCACCGCCCACGCTACCACGAAAACTACTGCCGAAACCCATGCTATTTTTGACTTGGCTTCCGCTATCCTTTTTCTTCGTTGCCATGATGCAATCTGCGCTATCCTAAGTTCCTCGGCATGAGCTTCCTCTTGCTCTGCGACAATCCTCTGCCACATTTCTTCGAACTTGCTCCACAAAGCACCTAGTTCTGGTGGCGCACGATACGTCATGGTTTCACGTATCTCTACTAGCATTGCATCAAGTCTCGACGTAATCAGTATTCTTTTTAATGCTCTCCTGCCTATCGATTCCTCGCCCTTGTAAACCTGTTTCGCGTCTAGTTGTTCTTTTAGGAATAGTTTACTGATTGCATCGTAGGAATCCATCAAAGCACCTAGCTGGTTCCCAATGTCTGTAAAAACATCATTAGGATCAGACTTAGCGACTTCTTGAACTCGTTGAACTTCTTGGTAATACTGTTGCTTCTGTGCAGGAGTCGGATTACCACCTGTTGCTTTCTCGTACTGCGACTTTAGATCGTCTAGTACTTCCTTAACATCTCCTGCTGCACCTTTAATCTGCTTGTAAAGCTCACAACCCTTCTTAACCGCAGCAACAGCAGCATTAGCAGCAGCAAGGATCGTTATAGGGTCAATTTCTTACAACCCAAATACCTTAGTTACAAAGATAGTAAATGCAGAGCCTACCAATCCAGAGGCAGACATCAGCATATACATAGCACCTTTGCTTTTGTTGATAACGGCATTAACCTGAGCCATTTCCTGACGTAGCAGGTGGATTTCATTGATTAGGGTACGAACATCAGCCTGTAGCATACCGAACTCTTTAGGGTCAATATCAGACATTTCTAGCCTCTAACTGGTCAATTTTTGCACTTAGTTCTTTTACAGCATTGATAAGAGCAAAGGTTAGCTCTGATGTATCCACAATTTTATATCCATTAGCGTCAGTTTTTACACAGTTAGCAAAGGCTGTACCCTCTAGTTCCTGAGCAATAACACCAACAAAAGCCTGTGATGGGCTACCAGACTTCATGAACTCAGCGGTATAACGGTAGTTCTTAGGTTCTACCTGCTTGATCTCAGCTAAACCCTTACCGTAAGCAGAAATATCCTGCTTGTAACGCGAGTCTGAGTACGAGTTAAACGATCCACCACCGACTTTTTGAACGTCTGAGATACTGAAACCGGCTGAGGATGACCCAACGAAAAACTTCATCGCTGAACCGATATAGACCTCCATTACAGCACCAGTCCAATAAATCGAGTTGCCTGTCGATGTAAAGTTATATCCGTTAGGTGAAATGATCCCTGTATCAAATGTCTTAGCACCAGCAAAACTCTGGCTACCTGTTGTTACAACACCTGAAACCGTAGCAGAAGCCGTAGGTAATGCCGACGATGACCAAGACGAGCCGTTAGACGTTAGGACTTGACCACTACCACCCGGAGAGACTGAGGAAATGCCAGAAGTGCCGTTTCCAACAAGAACCGCACCAGTTGATAAGGTAGATTGACCAGTACCACCGTTAGCAACCGCTAAAGTGCCAGAAAGAATCAATGTTCCTGACGTAGTAACTGGAGAACCCGATACCGTGATACCTGAAAGGTCAGACCGAAGTGCTACGCTAGTAACCGTACCACTCCCCGGCGTTACAGTACCCCAAGAAACGCTAACGCCATTAGTCGTAAGGTATCTACCTGAATTACTGGTCTGGCTAGGCATCAACGCATTGATAGCCGTAGAAGCCGTAGTCTGGCCTGTACCACCCTGAGCAATAGGCAAAGCATTAGTTAACGTGACGTTACCTGAAACGCTAAGATCACCACCTACAGTAAAGTTATCTCCAGCCGTACCTGCTTGCTGATCTTTTAACTGTGCCATCAACTCACGGATAGCATTGTTAATCGTCGATGGTGGACAGCCTTCAGCAATGTTAATACCGTCAATATCGGTATTGTTTGCTGCTGTTGCGCTAAATTCGCTGATCTTTGTCTTTGGCATGATTACTCTCTACTTTCTAATATTCCATAATCAGCTAACAACTGAGCAGTACCAGCCCATCTCTTAGCAGAAGTAGGAGACATTTGACGTAATTCTCTAAGCCTACTAATACCGTCTGGACTTGTAATTATGTTAGCAATATTTTCGGCATTAGCAGCAGCATCTCGCCTAATTGCCCAATCCGAAATCATTTTGCCCCAATTCAACGGCTGTAACGCAACGCCAGTAGCTCTTGCAATACCAGTCGTAACACCAGTAACCGGAGGATTTTTAAACAGTTCTTCGTTAATCAACTGATTAAATGCGGTATCAGAGCCTAGCTTCTTAGCCCTACCAGAAGCCTCCAAAACCTCAGCCAAATCACGCAATGCTTTGAACTGTTCTGGTGACAAAGCCGCTTGCATAGCCTTCATCTGCTTAGGATCACCAATAATAATGTTTTGCCAAGTATTGCCAGTATCTAATTTAGCTCCTTGCTGAGTCTTTGCAGGTTTCTTAGCAAGTGTCCATTGTTCTTCTAGGAAAGCCCTAGTAACTGCGTTCCATGCTTCCTCACCACCACCAGCAATAATCTGTTTCTTAGCGTATTGGATCGTTCCCGGACTAGGGTTAGCAAATATCCTATTGGCAAAGTTCTTGATGTTGTCTGGTGACATCTGCATCAATGAAACGCCCGTTATACGCTCGTTGAATTCATTGATAGGCTGAGATAGAAGCTCAAACCTCTTGTTTGCAGCAATATAATCAGGGTTATCCTTACCCATCTGCTGAAGCAAGTTTTCCTTAATGGCAGATAGTTTTGCTTGAACAGTCTTGTCCAAAGAACTAAACGCATCTTCTTTGAACATTGCATCAATCTCAAACTTCGCGTTTTGTAGGTTTGGCAACCTATTCTCTGGCATGAACGTCTTTAGCTCATTGCCATCAACATCAATCTCTGGACGTTGTAGCAAATCCTTAATCTTGCGTAAGTATCCAGCAGCACGACCAGTAGGAGGCTGAGTCTTAAGCATACTGTCGATCTGATTCAATACTGGAGCAGAATCAACAGGAACAGATGACTCAAATGCCGCCTTATAGATAGGCTCAACAGCCGCCTCGCGTTCAGCTATTAACTTTTGCTTTTGCTGTTCTAGTGCAGCAACTCCTCTATTTCCAGCAACAGCAGCATCTTCAACCTGAGAAAGCGTACCTAAGTAGTCATCTACGGCACTCTGTACCTTAGCTTCTCTTTCCTTGTAGAACTTCTGCATCTTTACAGAAGTATCTGGTACGTTACCAATAACTTTCTGCTGACCTAGCAATGAAGATAGCCCAGTCAACTCACCCGGAGTCAATGGAATGTTGTATTTACCAGCTTTAGACCGCAGGGATTGAACCAAACTAGGATTGACCTGAGCAATATCCCTAGCCGTTCTGCGCTCTACAAAGCCCTTACGAATAGCAGGAGCCAACTCAGCACCACCAGACAATAGACCAGCAATAATCGGCTGAGATACGTCAAATTCCTGACCCGCTAGACGTTCAGCAATCTTCTGACGGATGATGTTAGTACCAGCCGCTACACTACCAACCGTTGTAGCAGCAGCAGCAGTACCAACAGGGCTAGAAATAGCTACCGGAGCCATAGCCACACCAGCAGCTACGTCTGGAGCCATCTCCAATACATCCGGTGTGTAGTAAGCGATATTAGGTAATACGCCAGAGACTTCTTTGTAGAACTTGCCATCATCAGCCTGATACGCAATATCTCCGTTAATAACCTGATAACGGTTCTCTGGAATACCTCGGCGTTGAGCAAAGAATCGGATAGCTGCTTTTTTATCGGTAGGCACACCAGCCATGAACGATGTCAAAGCACTTGCACCCATAGAAGGCTCTGAAATAGCTACAGGAGGCTTTTCTATAGGCGCAAATTGACCACCGCCAACCTGTCTGCCTGAAGTTGCCTTGTTGACCATACGATCAGCAAAGTCAACGTCATCAATAGTTTGACCTGATTCTTTACCGCCAGATACCAGCCTACTTGCGAAATCAACTTCAGCCATGATGCACCTTAAAATGCTATGCCAAATTCAGCGGCTAATTGACGATCAATAATTTGTAAATCAGCAGGTTTATTTAAGTCTAGTTTGTACTGAGCAGCAATTTCTTTTCCACGCTTGTTGATAAGCGAAGGTAAGCTATCCAATGGCAAACTTTCCCAATTCAAACCTTTTTTCAAAGCATAATTCTTACGAGCAAGAGCATATTTTGTTTGCTTTACTGCGTTATTTAGTTTGGCCTCAAACTCAGTTGGGCTATCACCACCAAATATATCCGTTCCAGCATTAGGCAAAGAAGCAATGATTCGATCCGCTTCTTGGACACCCATAGCAGCACCAGTCAGGTCTTTGATTGTCTGGTTAAGGTTCTGCAATGAATTTTGCTTATATTGAGAATATTCGGCTAATTGACGCTTATCCGTTTCAGGCAATCCCCCAAATTTATCTTTGAGTGTATTCCATGCCTGACCAGTTCTAAACTTAATGTTTTGATATTCAGGCTTGTAAGAGAATTGAATACTGTTAAGTCGAGTAATTGCCGCAGCATCAGCTAAAACGCCTTCCTCAACTTTGCCAGCAGTAGGTTTACTCAGTTGACCTGTGTTTACACTTATATTTGTACTAGGTATTTTTTCTTTTAAGAACTGCTCATAAGTTTTTTTACCGCCTTGAGAAAGGTAAAAATTGTATTCCTCAATGCTTGTAGTAGGTTTTTCTTCTTTAGGTGCAGTAAATACTACCCTCCCAGTAGTCGGATCAACTAAATTACCGCCAACAACTACAGGCTTAGATTCAGCTTGACCAGTATAGATCGGCTGACCTGTTTCAAGATCAACAATAACATTACCAACGACTGCCGTACTTTTCTTCTTAGCACCCGGCGCAGAAAATAAAACCTCACCTTGTGGACTAATAACAGTCTGACCTTCACCAACGGTAATAGGCTTAATCCTAGCCTGTTCACGTTCCGCAACAAGACGGAAAGCCCCAGCAGGGTTAGTATCAAACTCATCAGCCAAATCAGGATATTTCAGCTTCATGGCTTGAATGCCAGCCATCTGACGCTGTTGCAAAGCAAATTGCTGCTGAGTCATAGCATTCTTAATACCAGCCTCATAGGTCTGACCAGCACCAGAAAACCCTTGAGCAGCAGCCGTTAGAACATTCTGTAACGCAGAACGTCTAGCACCACCAGCACCCATACCCTGAGCCAATGCAGCACCAAAACCTAGCAATCCCGCTAGGTTAGCTCGTTTCTGTAACGCAGCAGTTCGATCCAAACCAGCTTGGTCTGTACCTAGTAAACCTTCAAATCCTACTGGTACGCCACCAAAGATGTTAGGTACATAATCCTCTATTGCCATAATGTCACCTACATTAAGCTAATCTGTGGTGCTGCGAATGACGGTCTTTGACGCTGATCCATAGGAATCTGCTGACCTCTCATCAAACCCATGCCCTCGATAGGCTGACGATTCATCTCTTGTTGAGCCAAATTAGTACCCACGTTCATCGTAAATGGGTTTTCTTTAGCGAAAGTATTCAACGATGAAGGAACTTGTTTTAAGGTTGCTAATAGACCCGGATTAGCCATTGTTGAGCCAGCAGCGGTATTCATAGCACCCATCGATAGCGCAGGATTAGCCGCTATACCGGCAGTCTGAGCAGCACCAGCACCGGCAGCAGCACTAGCACCAGCACCAGCGGCAACAGCACCACCAATGCCACCACCAACAGCACCTAGCAATGCGCCTTTAAGTGGATTGCCACCTCTAGCAGCAGAAGTTCCACCACCTATCGCAGCACCAATCATCGCCATAGTTACAGGATCACCCATTATTTACCCCCACCAGAGCTAGTAGTCGTTTCCAATGGCGCACCATAGAAGATATTCGCAGCACGTTGCAGACGATCCAATGGCAAGTCTTGTGCAGCCAATTGACCCTGAATAGCCTGTAGATCGTAAGCCTCTCGACCTTGACCAACTTGTAACAACTTCTGAATATCTGCGTAATCCTGAGCAGCCAATCCCGGAGCCATAGAAGCCGCTTGTTGCTGTCTAGCTAGGTCAGCCGCACTAATCTGTTGAGCAGCACCTAAAGCCCCTAGACGGGTCTGCAAAGCCTGTTGCTCACCTGCCGTTAGACCACTAGCACCAGCAAATCGATTCGCTATAGCCTGTTGTTCTAAGCCTCCCAAACGACCCATAGCGGCCTCTTGAGCCTGACGCTCTGCCATGTAATTCGCTAGGTAGGCTTTCTGATTCTGTTCTGCTAATCCTCTAGCTAAAATATCTTGAGATTTAGCCGTTTGCTGTGCCATTGCACCTGAGCCATAACGACCAGCAGCAGCAGCTTGAGCCTGTAGATTCTTCATGCTCTCGCCAAACTGCTCACCCGCTAGACGGTTAGCCTGTGACAAAGCACCTTGTAGATATTCGCTACCACCACCAAGATAAGCACCGCCAGCAGTAGAACGAGTTAGACGAGCAGCCTCTGACTCCGGCTGACCTTCCATCATTGAACGATAGAAACCGGAACTAGGATCAACAGCACCCATGCCCATAGACTCAATCTTGGCGGCATAAGGACTCGTATAGCCCATTTGCTGAGAGATTAGGTTCTGAGCCTGTGCTGTTAGCGGAGAGCCAGCTAAAGCCCTCTGTTCAGCCATAGACATCGCTTGCTGAGTCGCTG